CTGGATGCGCTCACGTGCTTCGTACGATCCACCGAATTCTGCGGCGATGGCGTCTGCAAGGAAGTCGTTCGAGCCGCGCTCGTGGTACGTGGGCTCTTCTGAAATGACGCGGGCTGGCGCTGCAGAGCGTGTCTCTGTCACTGTGGAGTCCACTGTGGCTGCGAGTTCTGCTGCTTTTGCTTTGCGCACTTCGATGTCGCTGATCTGTTCGATGCGCTCATCGAGCTTGTCAATCTCAAGTTTGAGGGCTTGAACGTTCGCGAGTTCAATCTCGGTGATGTCGCGGCCTTCTTCGGCTGCACGTGTGAGTGTTGCTTCAATGATTGCGCTTTTTGCGGCGCGTGTCTCATGAAGGTTGGTGAGGAATTGGTTAGCCATGATGGTGTTTCTCCTGTTGTGTGGCTGCTTATTGGGGCGGGGTGCCTGATCGCTCGCCGGAGAGGGTGCCACGATCGTGGGGTGCTGCTCTCGGTTCGGTGGGGTGCCGATTGGATTTAATTATAATCGCGCCTAGTCGCCTGGCACAAGCACTGAACACGTAGGTGTTCCCGTGGCCGCTATTGCCCAGAGCACTTCGTTTGCAGGCACTTGAATTGAGATTGGTCCTGCGGCATTGTCAATCTTCAGGCCGGTACTACTTGTAACCGTGTTATCGCCGCCGACATAAATCGTTGCGCTTGTCAAAACGTGCAGGATGACTTCGCGTGTCATTGGTTCTGCTGTCACTAGTTGTGTTGCTGTTGATGCGTTAAGTGCTGTCTGTGTGGATTTCATTTTCTAATTGCTTTCAGTATTTGGTCTAGTTGATCAAGGTTGGGTGTTGGGGATTGTTCGCGTACGCCGGCGACCTGGGCGTTTTGGCCGTATGCGCCGAAGGTGACGAGGGATACTTCTGCGAGGTGTGCTGCTATGCGCTCGACGACTCCGTCTTTGCGGCGGTTGTCTTTGAGTGGTTGGAAGCCGATCGAGAATTCGCTGAGTGCTCCATCTCGAACTAGTTCGAGTACGTCGTCTGAACGTGAGCCTTTGCTCACTCGAAATTCTCCATAGAGGCCGTTGGCGTCTTCTCGTAGGAGGGTGGCGCGTCCGATTGGGAGTGCACGTGCGTCGTGGCTGACCAGGAGTTTGACGCGGTGCGCTGCGGGGATCACACGGGAGAATGCTCCACGCCTGAATACCTCAGTGAGGTTTGGGGTGATTACTTGCTCTACGTCGTAGGGGCAAACAATGCCGCAGATCGTGCGACCGTCGCCTTCGCCGCGAATTTCAAGCGTTGTTTCGTATGCGCGATTTTCGATGTTCATTCTTGTAGTTCCTCTGGTTCAGTTTCTGTTTGGATCTCCATCGGCGGTAGGTCTTCCAGTTCGCGGATCTCATCCACGGTTAGAAAGCCAGCGTCGAGGGCTAATTTGTGCGCCTGGTATCTGGTGTAAGTGTCTGCTCTGAGCAGGCTGTCATAGTTGAATTTGGCCTCTTGTCCACGTGGCAGGTAATCCGTGAATGTGGACTCGATGCGGGTGGTGATCGGTGCGATTGATGTGCGCAAGTATTCGAGGCCCTGTGCTTCCACGTTGCTGTACGTGCGCGACGTATTAGGTGCTCCGACCATGTTCCCTGGTACGCCGACAATGTTTGCCGAGTCGGACACGGCCATGTTTCGTGCCTCGACAAGTTGTGAGTCGTTGGCGTTGGCTGTCAGGGGTTCAATGTCTGTGGAGGCGTTTAGGATCGCAGGGATTCTTGACTTGCCGCCGTAGTGCTCCATCCATTTGATTTTGAGCAGATCTGCTTCGTCTTCTGTGAGGTCTGGGTTGCTTGACTTGATCGCGTATGAAGGCATAGCGCCGCCGTTGAAGTAACGAGCTGCGTATTCCATGACGGCCACTGCTGCTCCTACGCCTTGACGCTGTGCGGCAACGATGCCTATGCCGGCGACGTCGCCTGGGAGGCTAAATCCTTTGATGTGGAATATCTGATCGGAGGTGTATTCGATCTCATCGATCCTGAAGTATTTCCTGCCATCGCGCTTGTAGATCGTGACGCGTTCTGGTGCGACGGGGTAGATCGACTCTGGGTATCCGCTAGGCCCTGGTTCACCGAGGATCGCGACGTAGTTTCCATGCAGGATCAACGCTGCGACCATTGCGCTTATCGTTTCGACTCGTGTTTCGAGCGGGTTGGGCCGTTCCAGCAGTCGTGGTGTTGGTTCTAGTTTCTGATCGTTCCTGTACGCCTGGAGCGGCATTACGCCGACGGAGTCGGAGATCATTGTTGTGGCTCGCCAAATGGCCGGAACTGAAAGCGCCGACTCAGCGTTCACTGAGACGCCGGCGTAGTTGTCGAATGAAGTACGTGTGATGCGGCCGTTGTTGTCGACGTATGCGCTGCGCTTTTCTGGTTTGCTTTGAAGTAAACGGTTCAGCATTTTCTAGTTTCTTTCAATTGCTATTCCGAACAAGACCATTGCTACTCCGCCAAAGGCCAGAGAGATTGGTATCGATAGAAATGCGATGCTCATTGTGATGATTGTAGTTCCTGCTACTTGCAGGACTGTGGCTAGGTGTTTCTTCATTAGAAGATTCTACTCCTCGTTGTTTCTGGTGGTCTTCTGTTGGTGGCGTGATGGTAAGCGAGGGTGCTTGAGAAGAGTGGCGTTAGATCTGCGCTCTCTACTGTGCGCGACCAAAGCCAGCCCGACGACATTTGTTTTCTTTTTGCGGACTCGATTGCTGCCGTCAGTGAGATGTGTGGTCTGATTCTGATCGCGTCGTCGAGGACGGCGTCGTAGAAAATACCGCAGGCGGCTGTCATGTCGCGCAGGCTGTATCTGGTGACGGGGATGCCGCCTGTCTCTAATCTGTCGACGAGGCTGTTGGCTGGTGAGTATCCATCGACGACTAGTGCTCCTTTGTTTTTTCTCCAAAGTTCGAGGGCTCGATCCACTACCCATGAGACGCCTTCGCGGTGGTCTATTAGTTCAACGCGGCCTGTTTCGTCTGCGACTGAAATTGCGGCCCACGACCGATCCATTGCGACGTCAATGCCAAACGATAGAAGGCCCGCCGGCGCTGTGGTGGCGTCCATGACGCGCTGTACGTATTTAGCAGGGATTGCGGCGTCGTCGAGCACCGTCCATTGGCAAAGCATCGCGCGTCTAAATTCGCCTTCTGTCATTGTGCTGCGGGCGTGGGCCACGACTCGTTCATCGATCGTGTGTCCTAGTGCGGGGATGGTTTTCCACCAGACGTTGGGATCATCGATGTCTTCATCTTCATGGGCGCTGAATTCAAAGTAGGCGACGCCTTCATCGATGCCGGCTTCAACCATTGCGCGGCCTTGCTCAACCTTGCGCTTGAGATAGAGCGATGCCTGGGTGCCTGCGGTGGAAATGACGAAGAGCTGCGCGTCGCGCTTTGTGGCCATTGCAGGTAGGAGCGCTCCTTCGCGGCGATCGTCTTCATCACTGAATGCTTCGTCAATTACGCCTAGCGAGATGACGCGTCCGTGACCGGCTGTTGGCGTTGAAGGCATCACGTCAATGCGGCTGCTGTTTTTGAAGTGCACGGATTCCATGCCTGCTCCGCGATAGATCCTTTTCACGGTGGCGGCTAGTTCGCTGTTCTCTATAAGTGGCACTTGATCGTCGACAAGTTTTCGCCTGGCATCCCATCCAGTTTGAGCGGTGTAGCCGATGGTCTGCGGGGATCCCCAAAGAAGAGCGCGGTGTAGTTCCATCGCAAGCATCAGGCTGGTTTTGCCGCACTGGCGGGGCACTAGGACGTTTAGTTCGCGATAGACGGGGCTGCCGTCCGTGTTCATTTCGAGGGCTACGTCTGCGACCATCTGTTGCCAAGGCATGAGCGGTGTTCCGAGGCGCTTCGCGATCGCGCCTACTTCGTCACCCCTGCTTCGACGGCGTTTGTTTCTTTTCGTTGCCCACCTCGGACTGGATCTGTTTGATGAGTTGTTCGAGTGGGTCATTGGTTGTTTCTGCTTCTTCTTTTAGTTTGTCGAGCAGTTTGAGGTAGATCTCTGACTGCTCCTGGGTGACTTTGATTAGTGGGTTGACCATTGGGTTCCTGAAGCCACGCACCAAGAGGCCAGTTGTCTCGATCTGGCGTTTCGCTTCGTAGTACAGGTGCGCGGCGTATGCCGTCATCGATACAAGTTCCGCGACGCTGTGGCCAGCGTTCTTGATGTCGCATCGTTCTGCGAGGTCGTCGTAGATTTTGCGGGCCTCTGGACAGAGCGCTGCGATGTCAGGTGCGACCTGGGGCGCTGCTTGTTTTGGCGAGGCTCGCTTTTTTCTTGGTGTGCTTTTCCCAACGGGAGATGATGACGTCGGCATAGGTTGGATCCATTTCCATTGTGTAACAGGTGCGGTTTAGTTGTTCTGCGGCGATGAGCGTGGAGCCGCTCCCACCGAAGGGATCGAGAATGATGGCGGTTGGTTCGCTGCTGTTTGCGATCAATCGCGCAATCAAACGGATCGGCTTCATCGTAGGGTGCTCTGCACTGCGGTGCGGTTTATCTTCGCGGATGATGGTGCTGGTGTAGCGAGCCTCTTCAAGGATTCTCAGCAGTTCGTTCTTTTTGAGTTGCTCCAGCGGGATCTCGTCGTCGATCACTGTGACCTTTGTGCGGGCTCCGTACCACTTATGAGACGCGCCTGGTTTCCAGCCGTAGAGGATCGGTTCGTGTTGCCAGTGATAGTCCTGTCTGCCCATGGCGAACGTGTTTTTCACCCAGATCAATACTTGCTTCAATAGGAAGCCGGCGTCGTTGAACTGGTTCCTGAATTGGTGCCCGCTTGAGTCTGCGTGGAATACGTAGATCGGGGATCCTGGTTCTACGTTGTGGAAGATGTTCTCGAAAGCGGCCAGGAGAAAGGCATCGAATTCGTGTTCCGTCATGGCGTCGTTCTCGATCGTTAGTTCTGCTGCGGTCTTGCCTACATAGGCGACGTTGTATGGCGGATCCGTGATGACGAGGTCTGCCGTCTTGCCGTCCATCAATTTGGCGCAGTCGTTGCTGCTTGTGGCGTCGCCAACCATGAGCCTGTGATCGCCTAGTTGCCAGATCTGGCCTGTGCGCGTTTTTGGTTTTGCCGGTGGAGGGGGCGGATCCACTTCGATTGTTTCCTGGTTGCCTTCCATGTCTTTGAGGTCAAAGCCGAAGTTCTTAATGTCCCAACCAGCGAGCTCGAGGTCAGTTAATTGCGCTGCCAGTGTGCTTTGTTCCCACGTGGCTAGTTCTGCGGTGCGGTTGTCTGTGAGCGCGTATGCCTTGATCGTGTCTGGCGTCCAGTCTGCTGGTGTACGTGCTGCCGCGATCGTGGCCCATCCCAGGCGGCGGGCTGCTTCGACTGTGCCGTTGCCGGCGATCACGATCTTGTCGTGCGTGATAACGATTGGTTTGCGCTGGCCGAAGGTGCGCAGGCTCGCCATGATCGCTTCGATGTTGCGATCGTCGTGCTTTCTGGCGTTGTTGGGGTCGTTCTGAATTTCGCCAAGTTTGACGTTAATGATCTGAAGTTTTTCGGGTTGTGCTGCCATTGTGCTGGACTCTCTTTTTTTTGGTCGGATTTGGTTGGGCTTCCCTGTGGAGGCGTTTTCGCTTGTCATTTCATAATAAATAACAGCAC